CGGCCAACGCCGTCGTAGTGCTCGCCGTCATTTCCGTTCTGTCCTATCACGTCGATTCGAGAGGGCTTCATGCCAGTTCCGCCTTCTCTTCAGGAGTGCGGCAGTCGATGGTGTTCTGCTGGCCGAATCCCTCGGTCATGTGCGCCTGGGTGTAATGCACCGGGTCACGGTCGCTGTACTTCTCACGCAGCGCTGCGACCTTCTGGTTCAGGTCGGCGTAGAACTCAGGCGAATGCGGCGGGCGGTCGTCGCTCCAGTTGCCCTGAATCATCGAGTCACGCAGGACGACCAGCGATGTGATGGCCTTGGTGATGTGCGACATGCCCGAATCAGGGTCGGTGTCCTGCCCTTCCCACCAGTCCATCAGGTGCCGCATGGTGGCGTCGTAGTAAACCGAGGCACGGACGCCGACGGCGCGGTAGTTGTGCCGGCCGTACTTCAAAGCTCCTTCCAGCATCGCAACGCCGACTTCAGCCATGACTGGAGCGGAGACGGTGGACATTGGCGCTTTCATCACGCCCATCATGTCCTTCGGATTGGTTGGCTTGGTCGCCTGGCCTGCTGCCGCGTCACGATCAGCGTTCACCAGCGGGTCCAACATTGCGGTTTCGGCGAGGCTCATGCTGCGGCTCCCTTGCGGTGGAATTTGCGGTCGTACCAGCGGTAGAAGTACTGGGCGAAGGTGATGCCCAGCGAGCCGCCCAGCCCGGAGATCAGCAGGAACGGAACGGTATTGATCTGCGAGTGTGCGACCGACCAGATGTAGGCGAACGGAGCCAGCGTGATCAGCCAGGACACGACAAAGCCGGCCGGGATCTTGTCGTCGCGCAGGAGCTTGCTGTTGAGCCCCAACAGGAATACCTGGAAGAAGGCAGAGGTGAAGACCATCACGGCCTGTAGTTCTGGAGTCATGCTTGCGGCTTCCTTGTGGCTCTGTTGTTGGCGATCAGGGGGAGCTGGCCGGGTGCCAGGTGCCAATCGGCAATCAGCTGGCAGCGGCCATTGGTGCATTGGCGGGCGTTTAGGCTCCGCAGGTCAGTCATGGGAGATCCGCAGTCAGGGCAGGCGCGGCCGGTAGGGGTGTCGGTCATGCGGCAGCGCTCCCATCGATCAGCTGCTGCACCAACTGCAACAACTTCTCCTCGGTGCCGAAGCGCTCGATGAACACCAGCTTTGCCAGGTGGATGCTGGGGACGGCCGGGTGATGGGTGCCGCGATGATGCGCCGGGCAGAGCGGTATGCCGTCCATGTGGCTTGCTCGCTGACCCCTGCCGCGACCGGCGCGCGGGTGATGGATCTCGGCTGGCGTGCCGGGCGTGCCTTGCAGGTAGCAGGCGACACAGCCTAGGGCGGCTACGCGGGAGAGATGGGCTTTCTCGGCTTTGGTCATGCGGCCTCCCTCCACTCGCCAGACAGCAGCGGCCATCCCTGCTCAGCCGCCCATTGCTCGATCTGGAGCATGTACTCGCCGAACTCGTCCACCGACAGGCTCGTGGTGCTGATCCCGCGCAGCGAGCCGTCAGGCAGCTCATCGCAGCCGATGAACTGGCGCTTGAACTGCTCGTGCCAGACCTGATCGGTGTAGAGACGGTCGTTCACCCAGGCGATAGCGGCCAGCTCGCGCAGCATCAACCAGTAACGGCGGTTCTGCGCCACGCTGCGCTTGTCCTTCATCGGGCGAATGACGACTTCCAGGCCGTGCTTGGCCTTCTTGAACAGCGCCGGGACCAGCGCCCAGGCGGCGACGAAGGCCGAGCGAATGCCGGCCTCCTCGTGGATTCGGAATACGCGCTCAGCCATTTACCACCTCCGCCAGCAGATCAAGCCGTGCCCGCAGCTCGATAAGCTCGATGGCCTGTTCGCGGTAGATGACGATCTGCTTTTCCACCTGTGCGCGTAGCTCTGCGTTCTCCAGCTCCAGGCGGCGGACGTGCGCGCGCTCGCGTGCGGTCATGCGGGAGTTAGCCACGGCGCACCTCCGCATCAGCTGAAGATGCAAACCAGCCAAGCGCGCCTCCGCCGAGAATTCCGAACACGCAGCTCATGGCATAGCTACCTGTTGAGCTGTATACGGAGACGGTAGAAACGACAGTCGCGACGATCGCAAGCCAGAAGTAGCGGCAAGGCTTAACGTTACCCATGACGCCGCCCCTCCCGCTTGTCGTGGTCGTCTTGGCAGGAGATGCAGCGCTCTGCCCACGGAGCAGCAGCGCGACGCTTGGCCGGAATCTCCTCATCGCAGTCGACGCAGAACTCAGCGCCCTGCCCCTGCAGCCTGGCCTGCACCAGTGCCACTCCACCGATGCGGTCTGCTTCCTCTAGGCCAGTAGCGCGATCGGTTACATCGGGGGCTGTGCGGGCCTGGTGGAAGGCGGCGGCCATTTCGTGAAGAGTGCTCATGCTGCTTTCTCCTGGCTGCGCCACACCGCGGCGCGCTGAGCGAATAGGCCGAGGGCGTGTTCTGCCGGGCTCTTGGTTCTGTGCTGCTCGACCTTTGCGCTGTTGATTGGCGCGTGAATTTCGCGCTTGTAACGCTCGAGCTCTTCGCGGGTCTGCATGCCCTGGATGACCTCAACGAGAACGTCGCCGAGCAGTGAACACGCGGGGCGCTCGCGGCGGTGGCCGGCGCGCAAGTAGGCGGAATAGGTCTGGCTGTCGAGGTACTGGCGGACAATGTCGCCGATCTCGGCGGTGGAATAGGCGACGCGATGGCCTTCAGGCTCATAGCTAATGACGCCGTGATAGAGCTCGCCGCCAAGGATCTCCATGTCGCCAAATCCGAACAGCACCGGACATCCGGTCTTGAGCTCGACGTCGCGGGCTTTCTCTTTCTCGATCTCTGACGGAGAGGCCCCTTTGACTTCCAAGTAAACGCCAGCGGCCGGGATGAAGAAGTCAGGCACGTACCAGCCGTGGCGAGTAGTGAAAACCTCGGGCTCGTATACCCAGCCAATCGACAGTGCATCCATGATCGATGCCCAGCGAGTTTCGGAATGGGAGCGCATCTCGTAGCCGCGGTGACGGAAGATGGTCTGCTTGCTGCGCATCACCAGTCCTCCTTGCTTTCGGCTTCCGGCCGGCAGTAGTTCGCCAGCGGAACGAAGCGCGACTTGTCGCCCTGGAAGGCCGTGCGAACGGTGCCGATCTTCCCGTCGCGGTTCTTGCGGATCAGGATCTCGCCGATGCCAGCGTCCGGGGTGTTCGGGTGATAAACCTCGTCCCGGTACACGAACATCACGATGTCAGCGTCCTGCTCGATGGCGCCGGATTCGCGCAGATCGGACAGCACCGGGCGCTTGTCTGGGCGCGACTCACAGCCGCGATTCAACTGCGAAAGAACCATCACAGGGCAGCCAATCTCGCGAGCCAGCAGCTTGATCTGGCGCGACATCGCCGTTACGTCCTCGACGCGGTTGCCGCCATCGCCTTCAACCAGGCCCAGGTAGTCAATGACGATCAAAGCCATTCCGCCCATGCGGTGCTTCTGCCGGCGAGCGATTGCGCGAATGCGCGGCATGGTCATCACGGGCACATCGGACACGGTGATCGGTGCGTCACGCAGCTTCAGCGCAGCAGCGGCGAGCTCCATCGAGTACTCATGCGTGCAGGTACCATCCTTGAGGCCGGGCAGCGGGATACCACCGACTGCGGCAAGCAGACGATCCATGAGCTGCTCTTTGCTCATCTCCAGCGAGATGACGAGGACCGGCTTGCGCTGCTCTACCGCGACCTCGGCAGCGATGTTCATGGCAAAGGTCGTCTTGCCCATGGCCGGGCGACCCGCAACGACGATCATCTGGCCTGACTTCATGCCCTGGACGCTTCCATCCAGATCAGGGATACCAGTCGACAGGCCGTCGATAGTCACGCCGGCGACGCTGCGATCGTGGCGCGCCTGCAGGATCTCAATGTGGTTAGCCAGGATGTCGCCTACCAGTTGGCACTCCCCATCTGTGCCGGAGAGGTCAAGGCCTAGCGCGAGCGCCTGGGCCTGGGCGATCTTGTCCTCGACGCTTGCCTGCTCATGCGCCACTTCGGTGATGCGGGCGCCGGCGTCTGCGATCTGGCGAGCAATGGCACGGTCGCGAACAATCGCGGCGTAGGTTTTGGCGTTGGCTGCGCTCGGGGTGTTCTTCTGGATCTCGGAGGCGTAGACCAGAGTCATCTGGTCGTTCGAGAGCGTTCCGCGGCGGTCGGCCAGGGTGATGATGTCAACCGGCTTGCCTTCGTCGTGCAGCGCGAGAATCAGGCGATACAGGTCAGCATTCTCAGGATAGGCAAAGGCGTCTGCAGACAGGCCTTCCGAGATGACATCGATCAGGTGCGGCTGAATCAGCATGGCGCCAATGACGCCGTGTTCAGCTTCCAGGCTATGGAGCTCGATCATGCTTGCTCCTCCAGCTGGCGGAAGACGGCACGCGAGCAGATGATCTCCAGGCGCGGGGCGACGTTGGCGCCGCGGTAGTAGACCTGGCTCAGGCGGTTAGCCTTGTCGAAGATGGTTTTCCAGAACTGGCTGTTCTGATGGGTTTCCGCTTCGGTCCAACGCTCAACGATCAGGCCGCGCAGAGTCTTGTCGGATGCGACGGCGACCTTGGGTAGGTTCGGGCAAACGCGCTGGTACAGGTCGATGATCTTGTCGACCGGAACGCCAGCCTCGTTCACGGTGCCGGCTGCCTTGCGGTGCGCTCGGGCCAGCCAGTTCACCAGGAAGCGGCGCCAGTCCTTCTTCGGCTTGGCACCGGAAGCCCAGGCGGCGGCGCGAACAATCTCAGTCTCGACGTCAACCGGCGCGTAGGCTTTCGCCCACTTGGTAATCAGGTCAGAGCTGACCTGGAAGTCCTCGCCATCGAACGAAACGCCGGAATCTTTCTCGTCCTGGGTGGGCTCGCCCCCTTGGGGGGCAGTAATCTGTTCCGAAGGAACAGTTACTAGGGGTTCTTTCTTTGTATAAAGAAGGGTAGTTGCCGTTTTGGTCTCACTCGCATCAGAAACCAGTGAGACGATTTGGGCTGAGTGAGACGATTTGGTCTCAGTGAGACCGGCTTTCTTCTCTTCGTAGAAAGTCCATTCTTTCGATGGGGAAACACCCAGCTCACCGCGGCTACCACCGACACGGAAGATGATCCGACGCTCGAGCAGATGACTGATCGCCTTCGATACGACGTCACGGCGCATGTTGGTCAGCTTGCCGATCTCGTCAGCAGAGAGACGCTTGCTCTCGACGTTGTAACCGATGGTCTGGCGGGCGATAGCCATCACGACGCGGAACTCACGGGCTGGCAGGTCGACTGCAGCCAGAGCCTCCATGATGCTGTTGTCCATCCGGGTGAACCCCCGTTGGGTGTTGCCAATCTGAATAACGTTTGTCATGATTCGTCCTGTGTGTTGTTGCTGTTGAAGAGCCCGGTCTGAACCACCGGGCTTTTTGTTGCCCTGAATTCGGGTACTGGATAAAAAAACAGCACATCCATAACCCTGTCGCTTCTTTACCGCTTGGCCTAATCTGGAACCCATGGAAACCACTGACATGGACGTTCAAATGACTAGGCCGGGAATCTCTGAATCAGGAAGCCTCTTGCCAGGG